GCAAGCGACAGAAGAATATTCGCAGAGAATATTACTACTTGGCTAACAAAACAAACAATTGAACCTAAAAATGAATAAAGAAACAATTGATAAAGAATTTACACAAATCTACCCAATGTTGCAAAAGATAGCATTGGGTATCCTATACAAAAAAGGAAATAAACATCTGGATGCTGATGCAGTAGTATCTGAAGCTTACTTGTATTTATTACAAAACAAAGACAAGGTAAACACACAAGACCAAATGCAACGACTAATAATCAATTGGATAAAGCAAAACATTGGATGGCAAAACTCTCAATTGAATATCAAAAACAAAATAAACACAATAACAAGTAACTATGTTATAAACGAAGAAGTAATTGAAGATGATTTTGATATAACAAACAAACTAAAAATAGAAGAATGGTACACAAATAAATTATGTATATTGGAACTATACAGACAACAAGAAGAAGATAAAATATTCCAAATTATATTCGATTTATATTTTACTCACGGACATACCACTGGAGCCAAATTAGCTGAATCACTTAAAATAAGCAATAGTTATGGTAGTGCATATGTTAAAGCTCTTCACATTCGAATCCAAAGTTTTAATGAAAAATACAATAATAACACCAGCATCTAATTGACTGGTGTTTTTTTATGAGAAAAATATTTATAATAGTATTACTATTAACCACAAGTTGTAAACCATCGAAAGTAACTGTTATTGCGAATGACACGAATATGCAGTATAAACAAGTAAAAGAGGATACTATCGTTAAACAAAACCATTCAACGATAAAAAGAATTGATACTGGATATACTACAATAACAAGAATGGAACCAGTAAATTATAAAGAACCAATGCTTATAAATGGTATTGAATACAAAAACATTAGATTTAAGACAACAAAAATGAAAAAAGCTATCAGTATATCAAAACATAAAAAAAGTGTCTTAAATCAAAGAAAACAAGAAACAAATAAAATAGACCTAACACATAAAAGAAATAAAACCATAACAGAAAACAAAACCAAATGGTTATTGTTATTAGCAGTTGCAGTAGCAATGTTTGGTATTGGTTTTATATTAAATAAAATACTATAAACAAAATGGCATTAACACCGAAACAAGAACGTTTTATCAAGGAATATTTAATTAGTTTAAATGTGACAGATGCTGCAATAAAAGCTGGTTATTCAGAAAAAACAGCATCAAAGATAGGAAGTGAGAACTTGACAAAACCAGAAATCATAGAAGCGATAAGGGTTGAGCAACAAAAGACTTCCGATAAGCTTGATATAACACGTGAGAACGTTTTAGAGAAACTATTACGTATACAAGAAACAACTGAATTAACTAATCCAAATGCATCGCTTAAATCGATTGAAATGATTTGTAAAATACTTGGACTAAACGCACCAGTAAAAACAGACCTAACTACAAATGGAGAAAACATTAATCAAATAACCTGGATTGAAAATAAAAACTACGAAAAATAAAATAAATTGGATTTAACTAAAAAGCAAACACTAGTACTTGATATATTAGAAGACAACATCACTAAAGAAATTATCTTTGGAGGCGGTGCTGGTGGAGCAAAGTCGTTTGTTGGATGTTATTGGTTATTAAAGAATTGTATTAAATATCCTGGTACTAGATGGTTAATGGGTAGAAAGAAACTTAAAACACTTAAAGAAACAACATTCAACTCATTCTTGCAAGTATGTAGATTACAAGGTGTAAAAATAGGTATACACTTCAATGTCAATCACCAAACAAATACTATAATATTCTTTAATGGTAGTGAAATACTTATGAAGGATTTAGCTTATTATCCAAGTGACCCACAATTTGATGAGTTAGGTTCACTTGAGATTACTGGTGCATTCATTGACGAGGTTAATCAAGTAGTTGAAAGTGCTTGGCAAATTGTAAAATCACGTATAAGATATAAGTTAGATGAATTTAATTTAATGCCAAAGATATTAGGCACGTGTAATCCATCAAAAAACTGGGTGTATAAAAAGTTTTACAAAGCAAATAAAGATAATACACTTGAAAGTAATAAGGTATTTATTCAATCACTTGTAACTGACAATCCATTTATAACAAAACACTATATAGATAACTTACAAAGTTTACCAAAAGCAAACAGAGAAAGACTTTTATATGGTAACTGGGAAGTTGATGATGATATACACACACTTATCCAAATTAACAAGATAAATGATTTATTCACAAACACTCACGTAAGCAACGATAATCTTGAAATGTATATAAGTTGTGACGTTGCCAGAATGGGGTCAGATAAAGCAGTTATATACGTCTGGAAAGGCTTTGAAGTAATTGATATGATTGTATTCGATAAAAGCAAGATAACTGAACTGCAAGCATACATCATTCAACTAAAGAATAAATACAAAGTACCCAATTCAAATATAATTGCAGATGAGGATGGTGTTGGTGGTGGATTGGTTGATAACTTAGATATAAAAGGTTTTATCAATAATAGCAGAGCATTGAATGATGAGAATTATCAAAACCTAAAAACACAATGTTATTACAAATTAGCTGAAGCAATACAAAGAAATGAAATATATTTTAGTTATGATATAAATGATAGCGAAAAAGAAATGCTTATAGAAGAACTTGAACAAGTTAAAAGTGCAGATAGCGATGATGGTAAATTGAAAATGATTAATAAAACTGATGTAAAACAAAACATAGGTAGAAGTCCAGATTACAGTGATGCACTTATGATGAGAATGTATTTTACCCTTGTGCCATCATACAATGTACCAATCCTATACTTTTAAATAATCTTTTTAAAATAAAAACAATAATATAAAAAAACAAAATGGCAATAACTCTATTAACAGCTCCACAAAAACTAACACCAGCATACAATCCAATTGTATTTAGGTTATCAGCATCTACAGCTGATTACCAACAACAAGGATATAAATACTGGATGAAAATACAAGTAACTGATTCATTCAGCAATCCTACATTCAGTAAAGTATATGATGACTTTATTACACCTAACCAATATGGAGAAGGTATAATTGATTATAGTAAGATAATTCAATCATTTATTAAAGCACCAGATTGGTCAACAATCGATGCACCAATAAGTAACAACCTTGCAAATCAAAAGTGGAATAACGTTATGTTTAAAATATCTTATGGGTATGAGAAGTATGTAACTTATAGTTATCAGAATACCACATTGGTGACAATAAATAACAAAGCCTATGTGAGATTGAATAATACTGGTAGCACACTTACATTTATCAATGGTGACCAAATAAACATAACACCAAATAACCCTACAAGCAATCCAATTATCAATCAATTAAGTGGAATACATACTGTAGTGGAAGCAACAACTAGTTATGCTATCATCGATGTAATTATACCAGCGGGAACAACATTGCCAACATCAAGTGGAGTTATTGAATATGCTGATGGAAGAAAAGTAAGACAAATAACAAATCAACCAGGAGATATTTATCAAGGTTTTGTAAGTGCATTTCCATTTTATAGTAAAGATGGAATTGATTTTAAAAACTATGATTGGAGATTACATTCTGCTGCTTATTGGATAAATTTTGATGATACTTATTTACCATATAGTAATAATGCTTATTTTGCAAGTAGTATACCAAATACAATATATATTGGTAAAACTGAAAAGCCATCGCTAGGAATAAATATGGTTGATTATGGTTATACACAATTTACAGTAACTACAACAACATTAGATAATACATTAACAAATACAAAAACTTATAATGTAGCAGCAAACAATCGTTACATTAATGTATATATACCGTTTATACCAGTGTCATTAACACAAGATAATATAGTAACAGTACGTGATGGTAATAGTATACAAATGTTTGCCCCAATTACATTTAAAATGGATAATAGATGTCAGATAAATGATTATGTGTTACAATTTTTGGATAGAAGAGGTGGATTATCAACATTTAGTTTTGGTGCAAGAGCATATGTTAATGGTAAAGTTGTGAAGAAAGACTATAATAAATTCTTTGAAGATTTCCAAACAACACCAGTAAACAATAACTTTCAATTTGTTGATAAATATCAAAGTGGAACATACCCATATCAATATACTTATGATGATGCTGGACGTACACAAATTCAAATAACAGAAAGTGTTGAAATGGAATTAAATACACTTAATCAACAATGGACTGATGGACAGAATGAATTATGGGAAGAGTTAATCACTAGCCCATATGTTTATTTAATTACTGATGGTGATTACACCAAGAGAGTAAACGTGCAAGTAAAAACGATGGATTACAATACTAATACTTTGAAGAATAAAAGACTTACAAGTAAAAAAATAATGATTGAATTTTCGAATAAAAACAACATAAATATATAATGACAAGAATAGAATTATTAACAAAACCAAATACTACAACAGTAACTGAAGATGTAACTACAACGGTACAATATCAAAACTTTATTGTAACAGATACAAACGGTGCTATAAACCCTAATTTAATTCCTCTTAAATTTAATAGTGGTTTTACTATCGTTAATAGAATTACTTCAGTAAATAATGGTAAGTATATATTGAATGGTGATTTTGCATCTATCAACGGAATTACTACACCAGATATTGCAATATTTACTGGAGGTACTACATTTGCACCATCATCAATAAAAATAACAACAACAAGTACTCAATACGTTACATCAACTCAAGAAGATGCTAACTTTTATTATGTTGCTGGTGATATTACAACTGTTGGAAGTAACACAAATATAAAAAACATTTATAAGATAAGCAAGACTGGTACACCAAACGTAATTGATAGTACATTCGCTACAAACATTGGTACTGGTCCAAACAATCAAATAAATGGAATGAAACTCTTTAACACAAGTTATGGGGATAAACTTATTGTTGTTGGTAACTTTACAACTTGGAATGGGGTTAATACTGGATGTATGGTTATTCTTAATCTTGATGGTACTATTTGGAGTGGATTCAATGCTACTTATAAAGTATTGGGATATATCAATAACATAAAAGAGTTTGGTAATTCAATAATTGTTTTTGGTTCTATATACCAAATTGGTAGCAATAATATCAATAACTTCTTTGAATTATCACCTACACTTGTTATTAGTTATGTTAATGTACCAATCAACTATGGTGAGATTAGTGATGTGATATATGATTACAATACAATTACAAATGAATTCCAACAATTCTTTGCAACAAGTGCTGGTTTATGGAATATGTCTGCTGGTGGTATTAACCTAACACCAGGACTAGGATGCAACGCAATAGCTGGTAGTACACTAGGTCCGAATGAATATTCTGTTGTTGCAGCAACTGGTAATGTAGTTAAAAGATATAAAATTTATTATGATGTTATTAATGATATAATAACATCTACACTAGACCCATCATTTAAAATAAATACAGTAGATGGTATTGTAGATGGTATTGTAACTACAATTGCATACGATAGCACTAACAATCAATATTTATATGGTGGTACATTTACACTTGTTACATTTATTACAGTCACACCACCACAAACAAATCAAAATAGACTTGGTTATGGATACTTAGATGTTGATGATACAACAGCATTCCCAATCAATATGGGTGTTGCTGATATTAGAGACATTAGCAAAAAAACTGGTACATTCTCAAAAACAATTACATTATTAGGTACAGCAAATAACAACTTATTGCTTAATCAATTGTATGATTTAAATATTGAAGGTACTGATTTCGATGTGAATAAAATCACTTATTGTAATATCATCCAGAATGGTGTAACTATTATATCTGATGCTATATTTCAATTAGTTAGTGTAAACAAAGAACAAGAAACAAACCAAGTTGAAGAGAAGATAAGTTACTCAGCATTGATTAAAGATTCAGCAAGTGATTTCTTTAATATAATCAATCAAAAGAAATTAGAAGATTTAAAGTGTTTTGATTATTTGAATCACAATTTAACCAGTGATAAAGTAATTGAATCATTCTCTCATACTGAAGTTGATGGATACAAGTATGTAATGCCATTAGGGACCACTACGGGAGCCACAGCTGGAACATATTTAACTGGTGATACTGTATATAACCTTGAGGAATTTGTGCCTGGTATATACGCTAAAAAATACTTTGATAGCATCATTGCACAAGCTGGATTTACATACCAATGGGATTCGCTTGAAGATAAGGATATTCAATTTGATAAATTGCTTATTCCTTACAATGGTGATATACAAAAAAGTGAAAAGAGTGAGAGTGTTGAATATAATGTAAGTGTAACAAGTACGATACCAAATACTATAAGCAACGGTGTAGGTTATGGAGTTAGAACACTTTATGGTAGGTTAAACAACCCAATTCAAAACAAAGACTTTTATGGTATGCGTAATGATGTTGATTATAATGTTGAGAATTATGATTACTCAAACTTATTTGATTTGGCAACAAATATGTATACCACTCCAAATATTCCATCAAACACAAACAAGATTCAATTTGAATATGAATACGATTATGAATTAATTGTAAACAATATGGATACTGTACCAGCTCATCTTGTGTATGGTGGTAGAGAACAAACTGGAAATGGAAGTGATGAATCAAAGGGTAATAAAGTATTAAGCATTGTTCCATTTGCTGAGCTATGGCAGAATGCTGGACCATTGGTTGCTTACAATCAAACCAATCAAGATGCTGTATACAATTATGGTTATATATTCACTAACTCAAACCACCCAGTGTACCCAGTTGGTATTACTACACTTAAAAGTGGTACAGCAAAAGGTAGTATAACTGAAAATGTTGTTACACCTGGTAAACAATATAAAATAATAAATGGATTAGCTTTATCACCTAACAATGTAATGGGAGATATACCAGCTCTTATTGATAGATTTTTTTTTAGAAACTTTTGGAATTTAAATAATTTTTCATCTAGACAAGTAAATGCTGAATTTCAGATTAGAGTAACTGAAGTAAGAATGGTTGTTAAATTTCAAATTGAAGGTAATTTAGGTTTTAACTATCCAGTGCAAATGAATAAATTTGTACCTAAGAATATTAAACAAGCTGATTTCATTAAGT